CTTAATTGCTCCAAATCTTATGAACTTATTTCTAGCTATGGCTCAATCGAAAATATTACTAAAAATTTTGAATTCTCCAATATTAATATAGAATCTGTTAACTCCGCAAGAAATATTTTCTTTAAAGAAATGGACAAAGATTTTCTTGAATTTCTATCAAAAAAAATTGTAAAAAGAAATTTCCAATTCGAAAAATTAGAAAATTTTTTAAATAATAATATTGAAAAAAAATTTCTTATAAATCTATTCATCAAGTCTTGTCGGAAATTTTGTCATTATAAATATTATTAAATAAACAAATGCTTAATATATTTTTGAAGATTTAAAAATGTATATCCCTTTTTCTTCTGCAGATCTGTTAGATCCTTCTCCTTTTTCTTATCAACCGCTTCTAGAGGAAGTAATAATGTTTTCAAAACCTTGTCCGGCTCGATTACCTGGCCATCGTATTTCGCAACTAAATTATTATTTTTAATATAGCGATTAATAATCTTTGTTGCAGATGGTCTATTTATCATTCCATCTTCATCAACCGGCTCAAACTTTGATTCTGGTTTTGTTTCCTCCTCACTTATAATGGTATCAATAATTTCCTGCACATCTGTCCTCTTAAAAAAATCCATTAATGCCGGCTTTATCTTTGTTTTCTTTGCAAAACCAGATGGCTCCCTCTCTTTCTTTTCACCCTCTCCTCCCTTCTTTACAACTCTCGACTTCTGATTCTTCCTCAAATGTCTTATGAATTTTATTGTCTCTCTCTCATAATGTCTAACATTATTTTCAATGTTTTTGATTGAAGACCGTAAATTATATAAAGATACCATTATTGTCTGTGCCTCCACACTAAGTTCACTAATTTTCATTAAATCATTACCGTCATCGCTTAAAATTGCACCATCATCTTGATCACTCATTTTTTATACCATATTATGGTAATTTTTCTTTAAACTAATTACGAAAAAATTTAATTCATAACTAAAAAAAATTTATTTATCCTAAATAAAAATATTATTTAAGATAATGGATGTACCTGATACAAAATTAGCAAAAATAATTTATGGTGCCATATTAGTTGGACTTACCGCAATTCCATTTTTACTTTTTCTTGCCTACACTAATTTATCTGCGACATGTTCAGATCCAACACAACAAGAATCAGAAAGTAAAAGTAACAGATCTTTAATTTTTAAAATTATTTTAGTGTTAGTTTTATCTTCTTTGGCTGCGCAAGCAATGAACCATTCCTATCCCATTTCGAAATTTATGGCTTAAATCGAATATAATAATCAATATTATCACTGTGAATATCAGGTAAATGGAATTCATCTTCATCTTCTTCAATATTCAGCGCCTTATATAATTCATAAAAATCACTTCTCTTCACTCTTTTGCCATCGCATTTAATCCAAGAATTCAGGAAATTATCTTCCAAATTAACCTTATTCCAAAATCCTTTCACTTCTCCCACGATTTGGAAATTCTCTCCATTTATTTCCAAACTCTTTGCCTTCAATTTACCTTTTATTTCACTCTCACCAGTCACTTCCATATCCATATTTACTTGCATTTTTTGTCCAGATCCTTCTTCTCCAAATCTTACACTTCCCATAAATTCTACCACACCATCCCTCCTCTTTGGAATCATGTAATTTGGATTCAATCCCAAATTTAATGTCTCACCCAAATTAACAATCTGTGTACATGTGAACACCGGGTCAGATGATATTTTAATAAAAGGCAATTTCATTTTATCATTTGTCACCGACTTCTCCTTTATCTTACCAGTTGTCACACAACCCTCACTTAATTTACTTTCTGTTATCACTCCCTCCATCAACTTATTGTTTTTAATTGAAAAATTAACAATATGTTTATCCTCTATACAATTCATTCCCAAATGATGCATCTGAACTACTCCCTTTTTAATTGCACCCGATCCCACAACACCCTCTCCGAAATGTTTCTCAATAATTGATTTTTCAGCAATTTTTCCAGTATTAACCGAATTATCTTCCAAATGAACAGTCTTAACACTGTTTTCATGAATGTGCCAATCCATAATACATTTTCTAACTATATGTCGCTCAGTAATACTCTGATCTTTGATGTGACTACTTCCAATCGCCTCTTCATCAATATGCAACCCTCCTATAATGTTCATCATCAAATGTTCCCTTCCAATCGACTTCTCTTTTATATGTTCACTTCCAATCAAATTTGAATGTATATGTCGGGATTCTACTATTTTATCCGACAAATGGATTGACTTTATTGATCCATTACTTATATGTTCACTCAAAATTATTTTTTCACGTAAGTTCTTACTATCCACTATTTTTTCCGCCAAATGTCTTCCTTCAACTTGTCCTTCTGTTATATTATCTTTCATTACGCATGATTTTGTTAAATGTTTACTCAGAATGACCGATGGTTTTAACATAGTAACACCAACACATTCATTCCCGAGCTCTTTTTCAGTTATAATTCCAGGAGTAAAGTGATGATTTTTCAGGAAACCATCTTTCATATGACTATCACCAATCGATTTTGGCATTATGTGACTATGATTTATTACTTTACTTCCTAAATGCCTACTATCTATTTGTCCATCTGCGATGTGTTTATTTAAAATATTATTTTCCCGAATATTACGATCACTTATGCATTCATTTGCTAAATATTTCTCACAAATAAAATTATCTTTAAGACATAGTGTATCATTATTTTGGAAGATGGATGGGTCATATTTAAGTTTAATTTCTTTTCCAATTCGAACTATTGGACCTCGATATTCCAAAGATTCAATTCCATTAATTTGGAGATAACTTATCTCATTTTCTTTATCAAATATAAAATACTCTGATTGTCCATAGCGACCTTCTTTCACACACAATTTCGCTGGTGTTTGAACATTTGAAATGTTTTTTAATTTCAGCACTATTTTTTCCTCAATTGTTTCAACTCTTACAACAGATAATAATTCAACTCTCTGTTTCATCAAAATAAAAATATATTTTTCCTCTTTTATTTCACCTATATCCCGATGTAATAATATTTCGGTTGAGTCTTCTTTGTCCTCTATTACTCCGTCGTGTTCCATAAAAAGATAATCACTTACAAAATAATTCTGTAATCCCTGACATATTTGATCAACATATTTTTTAGTAGCAACCTCATTTGCATGAACAGGATCGCTCACATTCTTTATTGTGTATCTGATTTTTGCACCCTCTGGAAATAAAATATCTCCATGCATTTTTAAATTTCCTATTGAAAGATCCTCCATCTGAATACTGTCATAACTCTCACTATGCAACTTCTCCAAACGAAACTCCCTCCTCAAATTATTATAATAAAAATGCGTCTCATTATCATGACTAACAAAGGTCAACGGACAATTCTGTAATTTTATTTTTTCGACTGAACAAAGATCAATAACCGGCGCCAAATTAACATGTTCAATTTGTTCGGTAATTCCCCCTCCAAATCTAATCCATTTTTCTCCGTCAAATCCTTCGAAATTATTCTCCCAGAATCTAATAGATCCAGCTTTCTTCTTGCCGATATTTTCTCCTAATAACAAACATCCATCCAGTTTTAAATCATCCATGACAAATAATTTCTTTTCAATTAATGCATCACCACCTACTTCTAACATCTTTTTGGGATTTATTTTATTTATTCCTATACGTTTTCCCTCAGTGTACAAAACACCATCTCCTCCAATCCACACATTATCTTTTGTAAAACTAACCCACTGATTTCCATCAAAACCCATGAATTCTCCCTGTCGAAATGATATCATCCCTACTTTTTCATCCTTAGTTTGTCCAACAATTAATGATCCAAGGAAATAACTCGTTTTTTTAAAAACTGATCCTCCCTCAACAATTAATGGCGCTAATGTAAAACTCCTTACTTCTTGATCATTTTCAACATGTAATTTATTATATCTTTTTGATTCCAAAAATGAACTAGAGTACATAACTGAACATAATGTGGAAATTATTTTAAATTGTTTTCTAAATTATTTGTAGCAAATCCATTTAATCAAAAATTCAGTATGAGTGAAAAAAATATAGTTCTCAAAGAGCTGTTTGGAAAATGTATAATCATTCTAGAAGATTATATCCGTATAAAGTGAACTAAAATTTTGTAATTTTATCATCTAAATTACCAAATAAATCAGAGACTTTATCAACACTATAATTTTGGTTTCTCATTTCTTCTATCTGATTATTCAATAAATCAACTTTTTGCTGATGTTCATTTTTTAACCTTACAAATAATTCATCATTACTTTCTCCTATTTTATCAATCAAATCCTTCATATATGAAAGGACCGCTCCGATTTGATTTGGAATCCAGGTAATAATCGGAGTACCTCCGGTTGCCTTAGCATATTTAGTATTTTTTAAAATATAGGCAACACAAAATCCCCAATGACCATTCCTATATTTGTAGATTCCTTCAACTATTCCTAACAATAAGATTAGTTCTTCTTGATCTAATAATTTTCTAAAATCAGGAGCTTCTTTTTCCAAATCTTTAAAATATTCTTGGACACATTTGGGGCGATATTTTCTCAAATCAAGAAGATATTTTGTCAACATATTATCAGGGTAATATTCAATTACACCTGTAAAAATATCAAGTGATGGAATAATGTCATCTTGAGCACCAGTTTGTCCACGGTATTTTCTAGGCTCTTCCCCACATCCCTCATAAACAACTCCATTTCCAAATATTTCATCATTTCCTTCAATGCCCATGATAAATGCACGGAAATCATTATAATGCTGAGGTCGAGATGCCTTCCACATCGTGCGTCTTCTTTCATTCATATCACGAATAGTTTCCAAAACTAGTTTCAATCCATCCTTTCTTTTTCCAGCCAAAGACTGAAATATTCCTGATACTAAATTTGGAGAAACTTCATTGATATAAACGTGATTCATTATGAATCCAACTTCATCTTGTGTTCCTGTAAAACTGCAAGCCATTTTCAAATTATTCCAATGTAAATTACCATCTGGATTGATTTTCACGTAATTTCCAAGAGAATAAGCATAATGATAATCCAACCAAGGAGCAACATCTAATTTTTCAGAAACTGTTACTAAGGGCATTGCTAATTGTGCGGGAAGTACCTGATATGCTTTTCCGTAATTTCCGTTTCCATCTTTTCCAAAATGAGCAGGAGCAAGGAGATATCCACTTGTTAAGAAAGTGTATGCACGGTATAGTGCCTGAAGAACTTTTTTATCTTCCTCTTTTTTAATAATTTCAACTAAATTTGGCATAACCTTAATATCACCTTCAATAAGTCCTTCATTTTTCAATAAAACAGTATCCAAACGATTAATTACATGTTGAACACTTGCATAAATTTCGGGGAGATTATCAAGTGGCTCAAACATTGGTAAAAAACCATATGTGGAAGAAACGTTAAAAATTCCATCTGTGTATTCACTTTTCATTATTATTATTTATTTTATTTATTTT